AAATTGAACGTTATACGCAGTGGAGCCCTCTCCAGCAAAAGTTCCCCCCCAAGTATTGCCTATGGCTTTGTCGTAGGTGTCGTTTACGAAGGATTCACCAGTTGCCTTGTTGTAGTACTCCCGTCCTATGTGTTCTGGTATCGTAGTGCTGGTTAGGACGTCTCCCTCCCCCCCCGACCACATAGGAATCTCTTGCGCCGGGATAACTCTATCTCGAACGCCAAAGTCTTTAATGTCTGTAAGGCCTGCACGGGCCAAAATATTCGCCATATCTCGAGAGGTGCCGTACGCACTCCCCCAGGCCTCGCCGCCCCATTTTGAGGAGGTCCCCTGAGCCAAAATCTGTTCGGCTAAGTGTTCCCGTGTTGGGTCCTTCTTTATAAGGAACCCCGTAGGGTCGTAATCCGACGGTACGTATTCACCCGTTGCCGTGTTGTAGTACTCCTGTACGGTTTTCTCTGGGACTGTGACAAACTCGTAGGATTCGTTATCCCCCCCGCCCATTTTTTGGTAAGTTTGGTGGCTTGGGATAACTCTGTCCCGGATTCCAAGCTGGGCGAAATACGGATTAGCGGGGGCAGGAGTGGCAGGAGTCGTTGCCGCAGGGGGTACGTACCCGGGGATAGTTACGGGGGCTCCTGCAGTAGGGAACGAAGACCCGAAAGGTATCGCAGGGGCAGGTGCTGGAGCCGCGGTTTGTGCCGCCCAAGCAGCTACGTCCTGCGGGGTATAGGCCCCTCCAGTTCCTTGCTGCGCAAACACATCATCAGTAATCCCTAGCGCTTTCTTCTGGGTGTTATACAGAGTACGGGCTGCATTTTCATCACCCGCAGCATTAAGGGCCTGCATATTAGCCCACAAGCCTTGTAGATCAGGTTGCACCGTAGGGGTATCTTTAGGTATAGGCATGATGCGGAACCTTTAAACTATTGCGGATACATACGATAGGGTGACTATCGCAGAGGCTGTTGAGGGGCGCACAGGAGCCGTGGCTGCCGGGTATGTAGGTATCGTAACATTTGTGCTATCGACCGCCCACCAAAGTTCTACAAACTCCCCCGCTTCTAAGCGCACAAAATAGTTCCACCCCACGATACTCCCGCCATCAACGGAGCCGTGCCGAGGCGCTATCGTTACAGACCCACGAGAACCCGCGATATCCACTCCGGGGCCGGGGCCGTCTTGGCGAAGCCATATATCAAGATCGTGGGCTTGCGAGGATATGTTTTTGGTCTGCACACTGAACTGCAAGTTGTAAATGCCGCCGTAAGTTACTACCAGCCGGGAGGTTATGGACCCTGTAATTGTGGTGCTAGCTACCGTAGCCGATGTGCTGACCGTGTACGTCCCGGTACCGCCCGTACCTGTAAGAAACGCAGTAATTGTGGTGCCCGGTACGACTCCGGTACCCGTTAGGGCCATCCCAAGATAGATATCGTCCCCCGACACAGCAGTGACTGTAAGCGTTGTTAGAGCTTGCGAAGCCGTCATTACCGCTACATGGTCCCCGAGTGCTACGCCATTGGCGTAATCCAGCGTGTCAAAAGTAAGCGCTTTGGCGGTGTTAGCAGGGGCGGTCTGGGTAACTAAAGATTGAAACGCCCCATACGGATGCTGCAAGAACCTACCTCCAGTGCCGCCTAGCAGTTCCGACATTGCCGCGTCTAGCTGGTTAAAGTAGATACGCAGCATGTTATTTTGCGCTCGAAAGGAGTCCTGCGAATACTCTGCCGGCAGTATCTGCAGCGCAGGGGACTTAGGCTTAAATAGTAGAGTCATAAGTTACCGGCGACCGTCAGGACGTGTATCGAAACGGATAGAACCTAGTTGCCATGCGGTACCTATTTTGTTGGACGAGGCTTTCAAGATCATCTGCCGCCCGCGAAGGCGCGTGTAAATCTGCCCTGTAAACCCTTCAGTTACGGTGTATTCCGCCCCAGTCAATTGGTTAACAGGCTGAGATACAAGCGATCCGGTACCCGACCCCGAGTTCTTCATGGCGTACAGCCCCAAGGTTACCTCCGCAGTAGTGCCTGCAGTAGACCCCGCAAACGAGAGGTCAGGTAGCATACGGTATACAAACATGAAGTGATCCCCGTCATCCATATCGAACTCAGAGGAGGAGATATAGGCATGGATCGGGAGCGTTACATCCGTTTCTTCATCGTCCACCCCAAACTCATGGTTGACGATATTATGGCTGTATGTAGCCGCAATAGGGTAGTTTATTAGCCCCGAGTCGAGCCATGCGGTGCGTCCCATCGTGCCGTAGTACCAAACCTTCTCGACGTAGTTGTAGATAACATAATTACTGATCGCGGTACTATCTGCCGCGCAGTAAAACCACCAGACTTCATTAAAGCCTTCATTGGTGCCCGCAAATACTTGGTAGTTTTGCGTCAGGTTGATGTCTTGGTAGACAAACTTTCGCAGGTCGCAGTCAAGGGTTCGCACTGTACCGTCATACATGTAGAACTTGTCAATACCCATCCAGTAGACAACGCCTGAAGCTAGCGCTACTGCGTTAGGCCCCATAAGCGAAATGTTATCGCCCACAAGCTGCGTCTGCCAAACTACCGGAGCCCCTACATATTGGAATGCGTAGAGGGTGGAGTCAGTCCATATCAGAATCTCTTGCCGCGCCTGCAAGCAAGCTACGATTTTGGACCCGTGAGAGAGCCGAATGCTGCCTGCCTGATTAGTGGCCGATGGCGTCCACTGGGTTACAGACTCTTGATCGGACCAGCGTACCACCATAGGGTCTTGTGTGGTAGTCCCGAATTCGTTAGCCCCTAGGGCAAACACAAAGCGGCTTGTGTCCGATATGAAGATCGCGTTCTGGACAATCGGAACGTTGGAGGCTCCGCCCAAAGACGTAACTGCAATTCCCCTATTAGAGAGGATATGGGTACCTGACTGGGTTCCAGACGTAGTTATAGCAGTGCCGCCGTACGTGGTGGATAGATTGCACGTAGTAACCCCGCTAACTGTTGTGGAGTTTATAACGTAGTACACCACATAGGTAAGGAGGCCTGTAGGCAGTGCCCCAGTGGTCTCTAGCATGACTGCGGTACCGTTAAGCAGCAGGGGGCCAGTCGTAAAGGTCAGTACCGCGGTTGCCCCGATAGTCACGGTAAAGGTCGAAGTACCCAGCCCAGCGCTCGCATTCCAGTAATATATAGCCCCACCCGCAGGGGCAAACACCAAACTCTCACCAAAGTTATTCTGGCTCCAAAGCTGAAGCGGCGTACCCACCGTAACCCCAGTCCCCCAGCCTCCGGACCCCCAGCCACCACTACCCCATCCAGCAGCGGGGCTTTGTACCTCTAACCCTGTAGCGACTTGGTACGCGGCAACAACCGCCGCACCTCCACCCGGAGAGCCCGCTACATCAGTACCTGTAGCAGTAGTTGCAACGGTAATCGTATAGGTATCGGCATTGATAACGGTTACTTGGTACTCTTGGTTAAGTAGAGCCGCAGTTATGTTACCGCCAAGCCCTACCGCTCCACTGAAGGCTACAAAGTCATTCGACCCACATCCATGTGCCGTATCGTAGACCGTAATAATATTAGAGCCTAGAGTGGCAGTGAAAGGGTTACCCGTGCCTGTAGCCCCAAGCATGGGGCGTACAACTTTCCGAATAGGCGTTACGTCATAGTACAGCCCGCCCTTGTTGATATAGAACTTCAGGTTTGTACCCACGCCTATAAGCGTCAGTCCCGTAAGCGTAACCCATGTCCACAGTGAGCGGCATAGGCCTAGAAATGTATAGACGGAATACCGAGCCCACCCACCTAACTTCTCGGGGGTCCCTTTACGAAACCGAATCTTGTCGCTGTCGTACCATTTGCCTTCGGAGGTGTAGCGGGTATTTTCCTTCGAGACTCCACTCTGGATTCCAATTTTTTTTATGGGCATATAGACCTTAATAGTGCGGCTTCTGCAGCGCGGCGTTTTACCAAGCCGGGGAGTATGCGCCCCCCGCCGCGTACCCATTTAGCCAATTCTAACTGCGCAGCAGCCCAGTCTTCGAGGTTGATTTTCTTACGAAGCGTACTGCTGTGCAAGTTTCCGGAGCCTAGGTTGAAGGTGAAATCCAGTATCGCCGCTAGTTTGCGGGGCTCTGTAAGCTTAGGGCAGGATCGTCTTACTGCAGGTACGCAGACCCTATTTAACTCCCACCGCAGTAGCTCTTCGGCCCGGGCCTTGGTTATCGGGGCATCCGCTAGAGTTACTCTGCGCCCATCCTCGTACCGGGTCGATCCGTAGCCCACAGTCGCCACGAGGGCCGGGCACATATAGGGCTTGAGATACAGCCCTTCAAACTGCCGACAGAGCGAGGCCGCTATCGTAACGGCTTCCGTACTCATTTACCACGCTTGAAGAGCGACCGATCTGCGAGGTAGATACCCAGTGCCGCGCCGCATATGCTCCAGCCGTTATCGTCCAGTACCCATCCAGTTTGCGCGAAGTGCAGTGTGACCATAATAACGGCCCATGTAGCCACGAAGGGGCGGATAACCCCGTTCCAAGCGTCAATGAACCAGATACCAATAGTCTGCGTAGTCCCCTTGACTGCAGCCAGCCATCCATCGGCTTCTATTTGGTCCACTACCGCTTCGGCTTTCACCTGCACCAGCTTGACCCCCAACTCTGCCTGAAGGCGTAGCGCATCTTGGTTACGAAGAAACTGGGAGTTATCTAGCTCGCCTTGCAACCGCATCCGATCCATCTCATGCAGGTGATCTTGTTTCTTGTTCATCCAAGAGCTTATCTCGCCAAACAACATGCGAAATACAGAGCCGCCAAGAAAGGACAGGAGCGCCGCGAACATTATCTTGGATCGCCCGTCAGAATCTCAGCCTTACGCCCCGGGGCAAGGATTTTGATTGCTGTCATATAGTCCAGACTGTCACTGATTGACTTCAGCGCCATATTAACCGTCAGTGTGCGGGGATCATTCAAGAGGTCTTGCAGGTCCATAATCACCGGATCGGTAGACTTCTTAGCGGCAATACGCTCTGCCGAAGTGAACAACATCTTGTACTGGATAGCACTGACCGTAGGGGGCATGAATACAGGAAGTTCTGGAATAACCGGCTCTGGAATCGGCTTTTTGGTCAATACGCCATCTGTAAACGTGTCGCCCGATTCCGCTTCATCTGGTACTTGCGTATCAAATAGCTTGGCGGTGTCGGGGTGAAACACATCTAGCGGATCACCGGCAGTCAGGTCACGAATAACCGTGTTTTCAATCCATGCGTATTTCATTTTAGTAACCCTCAGTCCAATAAAGAATC